AAAAATCGGAAGATCGTAACAGTAAAACCACAAAAAAAAAGCGCGGCTGAGTACAGCCCGCTTTTTTTTTGTAGATTCATTGAAATTAAGTTCCCAGTCAAAACCTAAGAGCCGCCCTCTTTGGGTGTGTGCTGTTCCCTGCTGACCGTTTCCCTACCCTGTTGCCTGGTTCACAAGTGCGGCTATGCGGAAAGTGACCCGCATAGCCAGGAGCATAAAACCAAATCCGCCCTCGGCGGAAGGGCGGATAGGTTCAAACAATAAAGGAGACGGAGGAGCACCGCGATATTATACTCCACTTCCCCTACTGGACAAGTAGATTTTAGAACAAATAAGCGGTATAATGCCCAAGACGACTGACGGCTTCATAACCCGTCAGTCGTTTCGCGTCTCGCCAAAGAGCGCGAAGCCGTCAGTCGTCAAACCTTATGTCAAACATCGAACCCTACGTAGGATTACTCATTCAAATTCCGCTTGTTGGGATTTTTGTTTGGTTCTCGCTGCAACTCATAACAATATTCCTGTCCTTCCTCGATGCGCGAGATCAGCAATGGAGATTGTTCATGGAGCAGGAAAGACGCGCCAACCATGAAGCAATCGCAAACATGGCGCAACGTTTCGGCGACGAGATTCGCGTACTCGGAAAAGAAGTCTCTGAATTACGCGGAACAAGACAATGACTTCCACTAAACCCAAACCAAAGAAACGCAAGCGAGGGGCGCAGGCAGGGAATAAAAACAACTTGCGGCATGGCTTTTACTCGAAAGGATTTTCAGCCGGAGAAAAGAAGCGGCTCGACGCGCAAGACTCAATAGACGTAATCGCAGAAATCAACCTGATCCGCGTCTGTGTAGACAAACTCACCAATCAAATCTCATTCGATGAAGTTACCCGCACCGATAATAACGGAACTGAATTTAGAGACGCGCATTACCTGGCACAGTTGAATACACTTTCAGCGATGACCCAATCCATTGCAACCCTTGTACGAACTCACTACCTCACTCACGGAAAAGCGGGAGATGTGCAGTCGTCCATTCTCGCCGCCCTCGAAGAATTACGCTTGGAGATGGGAATTTGAGTACATTGACTCAGACCATAAAAGCCATTGGGCGCACATTCCCCAACTACACCGAGCGGGCAGGCGGAATCAAGATGCGTCCCTACCAGACCGAACCCGCCGCCGCCATCATGGATAGTATTCTCAAAAAGCGCGGTAATACCATCGTCCTCATTATCTCGCGCCAGGCGGGGAAAGATGAACTACTTGCAAACCTGCTTTCCTACCTCGTAACCCTGTTCTCTCACCGCGAGGTCGGCATAGTGGTCGCCAATCCAACCTACAAGCCGCAGACGATCAATGCCATCATGCGGATGGAGAACCGACTCAAGGCGAATTTACTTACCAAATCAATGTGGAGGAAGCGCAGTGATTACATGCGGATGGTTGGTCAGGCTACCGTCAGCTTTTTATCAGGCGACAAGTCCGCTAACGTAGTCGGCGCAGTCGCGTCCCTCTTGTTGGTCGTCAATGAGGCGCAGGATATTTCCCCCGCCAAATATGACAAAGACTTTGCGCCCATGGTTGCCAGTACCAACGCCACAAGGTTGATTGTCGGCACCGTGTGGACTTCCCGCACCCTGCTGGCGCGGGAAGAAACCGCTGCACGCGAGGCGGAGAAGGCAGACGGAATCCGCCGCGTGTTCCTCTACACCTCCGAAGATGTCCGAAAGATCGTCCCCGCCTACGGGCAGTTTGTGGATAGCGAAATCAAAAAACTTGGGCGTGAACATCCCCTCGTCAAGACACAATACTTCTGTGAGCGGATCGACGCGCAAGGCGGAATGTTCGGCGCAGGCAAGCGGGCGCTGATGGCAGGCGACCAGCCCGCGCACGCCAGCCCGCAGGAAGGGCATCTGTACGCCTTTATCGTGGATGTTGCAGGGCAGGACGAAGCGTCAATGAATTTGGATGCGGATGCGGTCGGCGCAACCAACCCTGGGCGCGATCAACTGACGCTCGACATCGTATCTATTGACCTTTCTCAATTCGAGATACTCCAAGCGCCCATCTACCGCGTGGTCGCACGCTACGCATGGACGGGCGAGAACCATATCAGCGTGTACGGCAAGATCAATGCCATGTGGGACGTATGGTCGCCACAGATGATGGTGATCGACGCCACAGGAGTCGGAGAAGGACTATGGGCGATGTTTGACAAAAGTCACCCTGCGCGGGTGATACCTGTCAAATTCAGCCAGCAGACGAAATCAGAAATCGGCTACGGCTTCCTCGCCATCATCGGGACGGGACGCTTCCGCGATTGTTGCTGCACGCCCGAAGTGGACAAGCAGTATGAGGCTTGCACTTCGGAGATATTGATAGGACCCGCCAAGACAATGCGCTGGTCAGTTCCAGACGGGACGCGGGACGCCGACGGCTTGCTGATCCACGATGACCACGTAGTGACAGACGCAATGACCGCCATCCTTGACAAATTGCAATGGGCGGTAGGTTCGCCGACCCTGCAAACCGAGGCGGTAGACGTGCTTTTCGAGATGGACGGGAATTTCTAATGACCAAGAGGCTGATCAACTTCCGAGGCACAGAGAATTTTGCGCGTGTTGAGATCAGAAAGGGCGGCGGCGGACGCGGCGGCAGATTGATAAACGGCGCAAAAATAGTGTGGGCGCTATGTGATCAAAACACAGGCGTACAGCTTGCATGGTTCGATCACTTACAAGGAAGGGCAAAAATAAAACCACCGCGCGGAGAAGGGGTTGCGGGCTTCAACAAGCGAGAAGCGGAAAGAGAATACAACAACCTAAGCCAAAACGAAAAAGACCTTCTGAAATTCCTGGAAGGCGACGCGACGGGTGCAAAAGGGACAAGCTTCTTTGGTCAAATAAATCCCGCATTTGTTTTCACTAAAAAGGAAGCATTTGCCGAACCTGACGTTTTAGGAATGGTAGGACAGGACGGCGCAATATATGTGGCAAAAGGTACTTCTTGGGCGCAATATTCAAAACCATGCAAGACAAAAACGTCCAAAGAAAACAAAGCGCCAACTATTGCACCTACATGGACGCCGCCGCCGTCAGCCACTAGTCAATGGACTGTAACCGACGCCGCAGAAAGCGACAACGATTTATACAACACTACGGAGTGATCTAAATGCCAACCAAACGACCCACGATCAAAGATTTACAGCGTCAGCTATCGCTTGCCAATGACGCGCTCGAGGCGTCCTTGTCCGTTTCCCCCGAAACGGATAACACCTTCTTCCCAGGCGGAATGTCAGGCGCGTACACAGACCGCAGTTCATGGGATCGGAAGAAAGTATTCTCCGAATCCCTCCGCGCGTGGCGCGTCAATCCAATCGCCAGGCGCATTGTCAGGCTTATCCGCTCATTTGTTCTAGGAAAAGGTTTGACCATCGGCAGCGACGACCCCGCAACTGATAAATTCCTAAAAGAATGGTGGAGTCATCCCCTAAACAAGTTCAAGAAGAATATCAAGCGTTGGATGGACGAGAACACGCGCACAGGTAACTTGTTTTTCCTGTACACCGTTCAATCCAACGGCATGACCCATATTCGCGCCGTGCCAGCGGAGCAGATCGAAGAGATTGTCAGCAAAGACAACGACATCGAGCAGGAAGTCCGCTACAACAAGGACGAAATGGGTACCGAGTTCTACGAGGCTTACGACCCGCAAGCCGAGCAGAATAGTTTTATGTTGCACTTCGCCAGCAATCAGCCCGTAGGTTCAGCCTGGGGCGAAGGCGACCTGCCCCCCGTTCTGGTTTGGATCGGGCGCTTCTCGACCTGGCTTGAAGATCGCGTCAGACTAAATCATTTCCGCGCCATGTTTATGTACATCGTGCAGGGGAATTACAAGTCAGAGAAAGAAAAAAGAGACAGGCAAACGGCGATCAACGCGAATCCGCCTAAGAGCGGTTCAGTTCTTGTAACCGACCCTTCCGAAAAATGGGGCGTGATGTCGGCAAATCTTGACTCCTTCGATGCGTCCGTTGATGGAATGGCGATAAAGAAGATGATTGCGGCGGGCGTAGGTTTTCCCTTGCATTATCTCGCGGAGCCAGAGAGCAGTACACAGACCACAGCAGAGGCGGCAGGCACGCCCACATTCCGCACATTGGAAGAAACGCAGGATGAATTATTCGACATGCTCAAAGAAATGGCGGAGGTCGCAGTCGCAATCAAAGCGCGGACAGATAATTCCGTGAAAGTCGGTTCGGTAATTTCCATTACAGGACCCGACATCACCGAGCGCGACAATGCCACGCTTGCGCTGGCATTGGGCAGGGCGTACCCAAATCTTACTGACCTATTCGACCGAGACGGCATAGACTCCATGGAGTTCATGCGTCTGGTTTACAAGCAATTTGCAGAAGTGTGGAAGGGAGACGCGCCCAAGTTGAAAAAGAAACCGCTTATCAAGCCATCTGACCAGCCGCAGGATGTAAGACCGCCAGCCGATCCGCAGACCGACCCAACCGATACACCAACAGAGGAGAGTAAATGATGAAAAAGAAAGAACCAATTATTTTTTACAGCCTTGCAGAAATTCACCAGGTAGCGCAATCGGCAGACCGTGAGCAGACTCTTGCCGATATTGCCAGCGGAAAGACGGAGTTTATTGAGTTCACCGCCCGCGTATTCAAAAGCGGACAGAATAAAAACTTCGTGCGCTTCCGTGAAGATGATATGCCGCACTTTTCGGGCACGTTCAAAAACATGCCATTCCTGCGTAACCACGACACCTACGACATAGACAGTCGGGACGGAATTATCAAAACATCCGATCTCGAAGGTCAAAGCATGATGCAAACCATTCGCCTTACAACCCGTAAGGGCATGATTGCCTATGTCGAAGGACAGATAGACCGCTTCTCTATCGGATGGAGAGCAGAAAAGACTCTCTGCTCGATATGCGGCAACGACTACGGAGATCACAACAAATGCCAGCATATCCGAGGGCGGCAGTACGAAAGTAAATACTGCGAATTGATTATGGTCAATCCAAAAGGAATTGAAACATCCGCAGTCAATGACCCCGCCGTTGATGGAACAGGAATTTTACAATCCATAGACGACAACAAACTTGAAGTAATCGGCACTCCCGCCGTTACCCGTAAACCCTTGACCAAAGGAGGTCAAATGAAAAAGAAAGTGAAAGTAAATGTGCAAGACCCCGAAACACTCGAAGTATCCGAGGTCGAGGGCGAATTAGTTGAACAGTCCCCGCAGGAAGCGCAGCTTGACGCAAACCGCCAAGCCGCCGCTGAATTATTGGGCGAGACTCAACGGATGCAGGCAATGGACGCGCAGCTTCAAGAAAGCCATGAGGTACTTGTCGCTACGTGCGAACACCTGCTAACCACTGGACTCGCATCTTCCAAACTGCCAACCGTCGTGCAGACCCGCTTACGCAAGCAGTTTGCAGGTCGCGCGTTCAAAGCCGTTGAATTGCAGTCGGCGATCAGCGAAGCGCGAGACGAAGTGACCGCGCTTACTTCGGCAGACAATATCTCAGGTCCCGCGCGAATCGGCGGAATGTACAACGTAGCCGATGACTTTGCGCTTGCCGTTGCAGATATGTTCGGCTTGAAGCGCGAAGCAGGCAAGGAAAGCCGTCAGGTTCGCCCGCTGACCAGCATCCAGCAAGCCTATCTTATGGCAACTGGCGATCAATACTACACAGGCGGGTACTTCCCTGAGTTCTCGCTTGTGAGCGCCAACTTCCCCGGCATTGTTGCAAACGTGCAGAACAAAATGCTGATCGAGGCTTGGAAAGATTACGAAGAAGCCTATGGTTGGTGGATGAACATCGTCAGCATCGAACACTTTACCAACCTGAACACCGCTACCTGGGTGCGGACGGGCACAATCGCCAGCCTGCCCACCGTTGCCGAGCGCGGAGAGTATACCGAGCTTCCCATTGGTGACATGAAAGAAACTTCCGATTGGGGTAAGTACGGCGGATATGTGCCACTGACCATCGAAGCCATCCTCCGCGATGATCTTCGCGCCTTCCGTCGTATGCCGTCAGAAGTCGCCCTGGCAGGGATTCGCAATATCTCCGAGCAGGTTGCTGCCATCTTTACAGCAAACTCCGGGGCGGGTCCAACAATGGCAGACACAGGCGCATTGTTCAACGCCACCGCGCAGACGACCAAA